CTGGAATGCAAGCGGCACGGCTTTAAAGCTATCTCCATCGAGGACAAAGACGGTCATGGCTATCGGATCACGCCCGGCAAGTGTTGCGGTTCCTGGCAAACAATGAAGCGCTGGAAGGTTACCGCCGAAGATATGCGCGAAGCGGCAGAACAGGCAGAGATTTTCGCGGAGCAGCGAGATGACCGACAGCCGTAGCGATACGCCACAGGATCTGCCGGACGAATATAAGCGGCTCGTCGGTAACACTTATGACTGGTACATGCATGGCGACTGTGAGTCGTCGCACGATGCGTTTACCGATCTAGCGATCAAGGTGCGCGCCCTTGCCCTCCGCGAACTCGCCGCCCTCAGAGCCGCCAAGGCTGAGCCGGTGGCGTGGCTGCATCGTGACGGGTGCAATACTATTAGCGCGAAAGAACTGCGCGGGGAACCGAAATGGGTGCGCGAAATATGGGCAGATGCTACGCCCCTCTACGCCCACCCGCCCATCCCCGAGGGCTATGTGATGGTGCCGGACAAGCCAGTTGCGATAGTCGAGGGGGTCGCAGGCCATTTGGTTGACTTCCACATTATCAGATGGACTGGTCTTGTCCCGCGCAAAGGTACACCCCTCTATGCCGCCGCCCCGCAGCCGCCAGGACAGGAGGGGGAGGGGTGAAAACCTGCCGCGCACAGATCAACGGCTTCGCCGTCAAGTCCCTCGCCAACGGCGACATGCTCGTCCAGCCGGACTACAAATCCAAGTGGACCGAGGAGGACGGCGGCGGGCCGGGGTTGCTGTCCCGCCTGAGTATTGCAACGGAGATAGAGGCTGTGCTGCGTCTCGAGCTGCACAAGAAACTCCCGACGGCGGCCGAGGTCCGTGGGATCTTGAGGCCGAGGAAGAGGAGGGGGAGTAGATGACCCACCACGTTAATGTCCGTTCGCCCGCCGGATCGTCACGTAATACTCCGCACCGACCTCGAACTGCGAAGCGATCTCCTCGACGAGAGTCCCGATCTTGAACTCGCCGTATGGGATTGACTCGAAGTAACTGCGGTTCTCGTCGGGCAGCGCGCTGAACACCGGGTGAAGGTTGATGACGTGCAGGTGCAGCTTTCCGGTCCTGTCGCTCACGCGGTTGTGATGCTCCTTGCGCTCGACCGAGATGCAGCGGTACTTGGCGCGGACCGTCTTGTGGTCGCCGTTCTTCTTAGCGGGGGGTTTCACACTGCTACTCGCACTTCTTAGCCGCCGCGCGCAGCTCGCGCTCGTGCTGCGCCCGCTGCTGGATCTCGGCGAGGGCGCGGCGGTAGAAGTCGAACAGCGAGTCGGAAGAAACGCCGGTGAACAGCCACGCCGGCTCGGCAGGAAGCTCGACGCGGCACCGCTCCCGAACGCCGACCTCGGCGACGACCGGGCGCGAGACCTCCGGCACCGGGTCGAGCTTCGGTGGATCTGAAGTGCAACCTGCCGCAAGCAATACAGCACCGATGAGCACGCCTCTCACTTCCCGTACTCCGCCCTGAGCTTCTCCAGCGCCTTGCACTGCTCAAGGAACTCCACCGGCGCGACGCGCGACATCAGGTCCGCGATCCGCGCGCCGGCCGCCACGCCCTCCTTGCGCGCCGCATCCAGAGCGGCCTGGTACGCCAGCAGCGCGCCGTCGCGCTCCTTCACGACCGCCTGCAGCGCCTCGTTCTGCCGCCGCACCGTCGCCTGGAACTCGCCTATCGACACACGCGCCGCGACAACCTCGCTTTGGCACGTGGTGAGAGCCGCGTGCGCCTGCGTGTACTTGTTGCGGACGTCGGCGAGCTCCTTCTGGTCGAGCTCGTGGCGGGATTCGTAGTACGACCAGAGGCCGAGGCAAACGGCCAGAGCAGCAACACCGAGCACAATGAACGCCGCGAGACCGACATTGAACACCCCTTCCTGCCTCATTGCCGTTGCTCGGGCAACTTGCGCGCGTCGATCCGCGCCTGCGAGTACCAAGAGAACACGTACCCGGTCAGCCCGTTGAGCGGCAGCAGGATCGCGCCGAGTACCGCGGCGGTCCCCACGCCGTCGTAGACCGCGGCGCGCGCGAACTCGAACGCCTCCCACGTCGCCCACCCGTTGATTCCGAACGTCGCCAGCAGCACCAGCCGGCGGAACAGCATCCGCCGCTCTGTCAGATTCGCAACCCAGTCCATCTCACTCCTCCTTGAACATCTCGCTCGCCGGCGCCGAGTGGTACTTCTCCTCGATCCGCTTCGCCGTCTTGCGGGTCCACTCCGCGTACAGCGCGCCGCCGAGGAACCCCAGCGCCGCCCCCATCACGAACGCGATCGCCGCTTCCATCACGTCACCTCCTTGCAATCCACCTGTGCGCCCCACGTCGAGTAGAGCGGCTGGAGCTTGAGCAGTATCCGGCGCGGGTAGTCCCTGTTCTCCGCGAAGAAGTGTGCGGCGCGTCCGGCGTTGTAAAGCTCAACGCCGCTCCACCACCGCGCAGAGTCAGCACCGTACTGCTCGGCGCGCTTGCGATCCCTTCCAACCCATCCCTCGCCTCCGTTGTACCCGGAGAGCACGAAGGCGAAGCGATCGCAGGGAGTCGCAGCGTAGGCCGCGCGCTCCCACAGATGTCGATCGTAGCGGACGAGGGCGCGCAGAGCCCAGGACGGGTTGAAAGGGTCGCCTTCGGAAAGCTCATCGTTGTATCTCCTCGAAATCCACTGCGCGGTGTCCGGCGTGAACTGCGCCAGCCCTCCCGCGAACGGCGAGCGCGCGTCCTCGCGCCACCCGCTCTCCTGATGCACCTGCGCCGCGAACACGGCGATCGGCGCGCTCAGGCCCCACACGGCGTGCGCGTTCGCGGTCAGCGCCCGCTGGTGCTTGCGCGCGCTCACCGGCACCGCCGCGTCGGCGACGCAGGACCACGCCAACGCCAACAGGAACAAAACCGCTAGCAGAGCGTGAAATATCTGCCACCGGTCCGGCCGTGCCCGTACTCTGCTGACGTGGCGAATCGTCATAGCCCGAGCGTCAGGCCCAGCACGCAGCCGAGGAAGATCAGCGCGCGCGCGAGAAGCCGCGCCGCCGCGAAGATGTCCCGCGGCATGTCCGGCCCGAGCCGGTCGCGCACCCGCTTGAAGATCGCCCGATCCGCGTGGTACGAGAGCACCACCGCGAGCGTCAGCAGCAGCGTCTTGTACGTCACGACCTCCAGCTGCTTCGGCGACACGTAGTAGATCGCGAGCACCAGCGCGACGGTCACCACCGACCAGCCGCTCATGCGCGGGATCCTGTCGGCCCACTTCTTCACTTGGCCTGCTGTTTCCATGACATCACCGCTCCTTTCACCATCGTCTGCGCGCCGGTGCTGAACACCAGCACCAGCCCCGTGAGAACTCCGATCACCGCCCAGATCGCTACCGCCGACGCCACCTGGCGCAGCACCACCTCGCGGCGCTCCGCGGCCTTCATCATCCGCGCCACGAAGCGGTAGTGCTCCTTATGCTGGCGCGCAGACATGCCGATGTGCATGTCGATCAGCGAAGCGAGGTACTTGTCCTCCTTGCGCCGATACGACGATCTGCGCTCGACGAAGTCGACCTCGTCACGAGGCGGCTGCGAGTCCACCCTTGGCTCCTCCGCTGGATTCTGACTTCATCGGGACCAACCCGTCCATCAGCCGCCCGCCCCTCCTGGTGAACACGTCCCGCCTCGCCATGTCGCGATTGGCCGGAAAGCTGATGTGCACCCAGGCGTCGAACTCGAGAATCAGCTCGTGGAACTTGACCCCGGAGTTCTTGATCGCGTCCGCCACCGAGTAGGCCGAGCCGTACCGCGGCGCGATGATGTCCGCAGCCAGACCGAAGAGGTGGTCCGAACTCTGCGAGCCGCCGATCCTCATGTTCAGAGTCGGGCTGCGGTAACCGCCGGAGCTCACGATCAGCACCGGCTTCCCGAGCGTGAGCCAGACCAGCTCCAGGTTCTCCGCCGTCCAGCGCAGATTGTCGATCACCTGCGAAGACGGATCATTGTTGATCCCGTGGCGCACCGCCTCCTGCGAGACGATGAACTCGTTGATCATGTAGTGGGCCGATAGTCTCACGTCGCGCATGGAGCCCATCCGAAGGAAACCCGTCCTCACGACGAGTAGGTTGAGTCCGCCGTCTCCCTGCGGACGTGCGTTCCGTCGCAGTAGACGAGCGCGTGGCGCGAGGCGGCGATGACGATGCCGCTCCCGGCCGAAGTCTTGACCAGCGTCTGGAGCGCGCAGTTGTTGGTCACGCCGTAGCGTTTCTTGACCGTCGGGACGATCAGCGCGCCGGCAGAACCGACCACCCAGAGGATATCGTTTCGCCATTCCGCGGCAGACATCGTGTAGCTCGAGCTGGTCATCGAGACGGTGCCGATGTTGGTATGGACAGACGGCTGCGGGTGGACGTCAGTGCGCCGGTCCGTGTAGCCGGTGATCGCGCTGTTCGCGCTAGTCGTGATCTCCCACAGCGGGATGTAGCCTGGAACGAAGCCGGCGGTCGTCGTCGTGACGGTCCCGACGCGGTCGCGCTGGATGTAGTTGGTGCCCGCCGCCTTGAGCGCGACCGTGCCGTCGGAGACCGCCGTGAGCGTTCCGTCGACGTTGATCGTTCCGCCGTAGTAGCCGAACGTCAGCCCGCCGGAGAGGGTGGTCGTCGTGTGCTTCTTGCCGAACGCACCGGCGATGGCGACGGCGGTCAGGTTCTCGTTGGCCGTCACCTCCTTCGCAGACTGGTTAGCCGAAATCTGGACGAGGGTTGTCATTCACTGTTTCTCCGAAGATCGGCAGATACCCTGCCGGCGGCGTGTACAGGAGACCGCGATCGAAGTAGAACGTCGCCTGCATGTCCGTGACGGTGACGTTCGCCCACACCGCCGGTGCGTAGCTCCATGAAGTCTGGAGCGTCCACCCAGGTGCGTATCCCGTGTTTGGGTTCCCGCTTCCAGACCAGGTTCCGTTCTTGCCGATCCAGAGTGCCCCGCTGTCAACGTCCCATGCGAACATGACCCGGTCGCCGTTCGTGTACGTCGTAGTGTAATTCGCTGTTCCAAAGTCTCCGCCGTCGGCTCGGTTCATGAACAGATGGCTGTTCGCGAGCGTGTTGGCGATCGGATTCAGGGAGGCGACGTTCGTGATTCCGAGCGCAATGCAGTTCGTCCCCCCGGTCGAGTGAACCACAACCTCCCAGTAGTGCTTCCCGAAGGTGAAGAACCGATTGGCTATCGCGATGTCGAAGTTCGCCCCGCCGCTCCTCGTCGCCGTCAGGCCGCTGTACGTGGCGGTCACGCTGTTGGCGAGCGTGAAGTTGCTAGAGACGCGGAGCGCGTCCAGCAGAAGCGGCGTGAGCGCGGTCCCGTGCCCGCGGTAGCCGTAGCCGACGCGGTCCGATGCCTGGCGCACCTTCAGCCCCAGCCCCGGCGGCGCGAACCCGAAGTCGGCGGAGGCGGTGGAGGAAGCGTACCTGTAGCCGGTTGAGCCGGTGATGGTGACGGTGCTCTTCAGCGACCCGAACCAAGCGTCGTAGATCTGAAGCTCGTACGCCTCGGTGGTCTCGTCCAGCGGGACGTCGGCGTTGTTGCGCCACTCCGCAAGCTCGCGCGCGCGACGCGTCCAGCGGATGCGCCAGTCCCCGTTCGCCTCGCGCACGCCTGCCACCTCGCACGGCGCGAGCGGCGTGGCGGACACGGCCTGGTATGTCTGCGCCTGCGCGACGTCGTCGATCAGGGAGCCGCCGAACGACACGGTTTTCCAAAGCGACTCCGTGTCCAGGTAGTTCAGCGAGAACGCCGCCCGGACGATGCGGCCGAACTCCAGCCCCACGAACGTCGTGCCGGACTCCCTGACGGAGTGCAGCGGGATCGCCCACTCCGTTCCCTTGCGCCCGCGGAGCCAGTTCCGCAGCGTGTAGGTGTCGTCGCCGTTGTCCGTGACGCTGTAGAACTGCGCCACCTCCCACTCGCCATCAACGCCGACCGCGCAGGCGTTCTCGCCGTTGTAGAACGCGTCCAGGCCGGAGGCTGAGGAGAGCGTCAGCCAGGATGGAAGCCTGACCGTCAGCGTGCTGAGGTGATCCCACGAGCGGCCGTCCTGGTTAGGCAGGAGGAGCCCGCCGCCGACCACGGTCCCGATCTTCGCCACGCCGTCCGACGCGGTGACGCCGACCCACGTGTTGCCGTTGTCGCGCGAGACGTAAAAAACGGCGCCCGAGTACGCCTCTAGCTCACCACGCGAGGCGAGGTACAAGCCCTCGTCGTCGTCCTGATCGCGAAGCAGCGGAAGGTCGAGAATCACCCCGATGGCGAGCCCGGACGCGCCGAGCGTGTCCCCGGTCCCTGTCTCGGCATCGTTCCCTTCGGCGTATGAGTTGATCGCGCCATCGTCGTCGCTGACGCCCTCACACCGGAGCGGCATGTTGCTCGCATAGTCGATCTTGGTCAGGCGAACACGCCGGCCGTCTGGGAGCGTAACGACGTCGGTCGGGTCGAGGCCGCGCCACCGCGGCTTGAGCGTGAACTCGTACCGCTCGCGCTCCAGCCAGGAGAAGCGCATCAGGCGATCGACGCACTGGTTCGCCTCCTCGCTCGTGAACACGATCGGCATCTGAAGCGTGACGACGTTCTCCGACTGCGTCACGAGTCGCCGCGCCCGCGCCACGCCTATGTTGTAGTCGAGGTCGATGTTGTGGAAGTGCAGGTACATCACCGCCGGCAGCTCGGTCTCCAGCCCTCGCGTTACGGTCAGCCGCTCAACGATCTCCTCCGATGAGTCGCCGTCGACGGCCGACATGTCCTCGTAGGTGAGCGTCGCAGCCGAAGCGCCGCCGCGCTTGACGAACACCGCGTTCCCGTCGCTCTCCATGCCGTCGAAGGAGAACGCGCCCATCAGCGGCTCGATGGCGGAGCGGGCGGTCATCGGGCGCGCGATGATGAAACCGCGGACCGTGTCGGCCGCCAGATCAGAAACGTCGATGGACGTTAGCCCTGCCCTGGAGCAGATGTCGGTCACCACGTCGTCGAGGCCGATGCCGGACTGCTCCAGCGCGTACTCGAAGAACGACCGGAAGATCCCGTTGCCGTCGATGTAGATGACGCCGGGCTGATACCTCATGCTCTGGGCGTTGATCGTCGTGGCGGGGAACAGGTTCGTGAAGCTCTGCACCTCGTTACCGCTCGAGTCGCGCAGCGTGCCGTCCAAGTCAGTGGATCCGACCATGAACCACGCGCGGCCGTCGACGTTCTCGACGCCGCGGTTGTACGTCGTCGTCCACGACCCGAGGCCGAGGTTGACTGAATCGTCGAACGTCTCGGTGGAAGTGTTGAACACGCGCCACCCGAAGGTGGCATGTCCGGTGTCCCGCGGGATCCATATCTCGTCCCGCGCGGCCCAAAAGAACGCCGCCTCCGGGTTGGTGACCGTGCCCGGATCAGAAAAAACTTCCGGCGTGAGCGGGTGACACTTGATGCAGGCCACCCCGCCACCGTAGTTCACGACCCTCCACAGACGCTCCTCCGCGTCGATCATCGTCTCGGAGTTGAAGTTCGTCAGCGCCCCGATGGGGCCGGTCAGAACCTCCTGCGCCGACGCCACCAACTCTCCCGCGTCGTTCGGCACCAGCCGGATCAGGATCATGCCGAGCGTGGAGAATCCCTCCCCGATTCCCCAGAAGCACTCCCACACCGGGTCGTAGTGGAAGTTACCGCGGCTCACGACGGCGTCCGTCGGGTTGCCTATGGACGCGATGACGTACCTTCCGCTGCTGATCACCTCGCCCGTTGATGCCTTGAAGCGCACGAACTTCTCGTCATCTACGGTCCCGTTGTTCCCTGCAAATGCGACGATCTCGTCCCGCGTCGAGTCGATGGCGACGGAGACCCACGCCGCGCAGTCGATCGGCATGCGCGCCCACGGCACCGGGTCGTTCGAACCGCCGTCCCAGCGGTAGACGTACTCGCCCTCGTCCATGTTCTCCTCGATTGCGAACATGCAGCCGCGGCGCGGGTCGGTCGTCATCCAGCTTACTTCGAAGTCTGGCGTCAGATCGTGCGTGTTGGTCGGGTTAGAGATGTCGTTGGTGACGACGACCTCGGCCTCGATCACCGGGCGGTGGTTGCCGAAGTCCGCGAGCTGCCACGTGTCGAAGACGAGGTACGCGGTCCCGCGGTATGCTGGACAGTTCGCCGCCCCGACCGCTGCGGAGATCGTCGGATCGGCCGTCTGCGTCTCGGTGCCGGCGTAGGAGCGAATCGTGCCGCGCTCCTGGTTCGCGATGAACGTCGCCGGGTCGGCGTTTTCGGAGACGGAGTAGATCAGCTTCGAGTCGGCCCAGATCCTTCGGACGCCGGTGATCGGTCCCTCGCACAGCCCGACTGCGAACGAGACGCTGTAGGTGTAGGTGATCGACGTCGCACCTCCTCCGCCACCCTTCCCCGCGTCGATCTCTTCCTCGTGCTTGGTCTCGATGATCTCCGTCGACCAGATCACCTCGCCCTTGACCCGGACGGTCCCGTAGCAGATCGGGATGCCGGCGCCTTCGGCCCCAGCGGGGACGGACATGTCGGCGAGCCTCGGCCCCTCGACCGTCTGCTTCGGCGCGAAGAGCATGTTGCCGATGTACGAGCCGATCGACCACCCGATGGACGCCCCAAGCCCGGCGTAGCCGACCAGCCCGCCGAGGCCGAAACCCGCGGCCCCTCCGATCGCGGAGATCGCAAGGACCGCCACCTAGACGACTCCCGGAAAGCGGTATGCGCCGCGGAAGCGGTTGATCCAGTCCTGGCTCAGCGTATGCTCGACCACGCGCGGCGGATCGATCAGGTTGTACGCGTGAAGGATTCCGACAGGCGTCTTGATCGCCAGGTGATGCGGGCGCTGCTTCCACGACATATGCAGCACGTCCGAGTCGCCGATGTCGGACAGCGCGATGCGCTCCATGTTGCGCTCGAGCTCCTCGCGCATCCTGTTCGGGTTCGGGACGCGGCCGTAGTCGAGGCTCTCCTCGTACTTGAATCCCAACGCCCATGCGGTGCAGATGATCGGAGCGGCGCAGTCCGCAGCCCGACCGAGGATCCGTCCCTTGTGCTGGTACGGCGTGCCGAGCCAGCGCCGCGCCTCTTCCACGATCTGAGCGCGGGTGATCATCCCGGAGAGTCCGGGTACTCGAGCACCGCGTCCCGAGTCGGCAGGTCAGGGAAGCCGCGGAAGTTCGCGATGTTGTTGAACTTCGATATGCACGTCGACCGAGCGAGATCGCACCCAGCCGGCACAGCGAACGTGTCCCCGGCGACGATCGTGAACGGCATCGCGAAGTGAAACTCGATCGTGGTGATCGACGCCGCGATCGTCGACCGCTTGACCTCCATACCGCGCCCGGAGTTGGCCCCTGTCGTCCAGACGAGCTTCGCGTTGTTGTACCAGCCGGAAGCGTTCGGGAGCCCTGACGTGGTGAACGTGTAGCGCGTGGCCGACGCGATCACCGCACCGCTCTGAATGAACGACGCCGTGTTGACCCCGCACCGCGAGTCGTACACGTCAGCGTCGCACCGCTTCTGGTAGACCCGCCCGATCGTCTGCTGGAGCGGCTGCATGAGCCCGCGCAGCTCCACGCGCACCTTCCCTTGCGTCATGGAGTGCTCGCCGAGCGTTCCGGTCCGCAGGATGATGCTTCCCGCGGCAGGATCCTGGTAGCTGAACTCCGCTATCTCGATGCTTGCGTAGTCGAAGAACCCGGCGACCAGCTCGTCCTCCTGCAGCGCCTCGTCGTCGATGATCGCGATGACGTCGAGGTTGTCCACGGCTAGGTCCGCGGAGGACTCGATGCTCGTCGGCGTCTCGCCGCCGACTGCCTTGTACGTCACGCCGCCGACCGCGATGTCGTAAGGGTGGCTGGTGAACGCGACCTGGTAGCCGTCCGTGCGCGTGATCAGTAGGCGCGTCGCGATCGACGTCACCTCGCCGGAGATGTATCCGTCCAGCGTGGCGCCGATGTTCTTCATCCCTGCTTGATCTCCCAGACCGGGATCTGCCCCCAGGAGTAGGTCCCCGGCGCGTCGAGCGCGGTGCGCATCTCGTCGGTATTGAAGCGGCACGGCACGTCGAACTCGAACGTCGCGGTCAGCACGTCGGCCGGCTGCGGGTACTGCCGCACGAACCCGGAGCCGGTGTACAGGCCGTAGCCCTGCGACGTTCTCGTGTCGGTGCCGATCATGTACGCCGTCGGGCTGATGACCGAGTTGACGTAGTGGACCAGCGAGTTGACCTGCGTCATGCCCGCCACGGAATCGATCCAGATCAGCGTCGAGTTGACGATGTTGACCGACGCCGTGAGCGTCAGGATCGCCTTGGACGAGTTGGAGATGGAGGAGATGTTGCGCGTCAGGTCCGCGACCATCGTTAGCATTCCGGTCGTGGTGTCGAACGCCGACACCTGCCCCGGCGTGGTCTGCACGGAAAGCGCGGAGCCGTTCCGATACGCGGTGATCGTTCCTGATACGGGCTTGGTGATGCGCCGCAGCGCGTACGGCGTCGATCCGCCTGAGCCGGACAGCGGCCCGTACTTCTTGTATAGCGCGTAGTGCGGCGTGCCGTCGCCGACCGCCGTTGAGTTGCACTGTCCCGTGCCGCTGACGTTCGACGCGCTCGAAGCCTGGTAATCCGCCCAGTCCTTGAACCGGAAGCCGTACGCGCGTCCCTGCGCGATGTGGAAGAACTGGACCAGCGTGTTCAATTGCTCCTGGCTTTCAAGCCCGTGTGCGACGTCGTACTTGTGCCGCGCCACAGGCCAGCGCGGGTTTCTCTGCTCGTACCCAGATCCGTAGACCACCACGTTCGTCTCGAACGTGGCGCCACCCTGCGACCCGTACGAGATGTCGTCCGGGAAACGCGGGTGCTCGATGAAGCTGTTGACCGTCGTCACCGATTCTTCCTCATCGCCTGCCGCACGGAGTCGCCTGCGCGCGCGGCGGCTTGAGACTGCGAACGCTGATCAAGGGGACCGGAGACATAGAAGTTATTGGTAACCGACACGCTGCCGCCAAGATCCTCGCCAGGCGTGATGCGGCTGCGCGATGTCGGCGTGATCAATTCCGGCCCTGCCTCGCCGACGATCCCGGAGAACCCCGCCGGAATGACGCCGCCTCCAGCGTAGGCCCCGGCGAACGAGCCGAAGTCAACGCCAGCGTACGCACCACCACCGCCACCGCCACCAGTCATTCCGCCGAACAGCTTTCCGACCAGAGACTCGCCGAAGCCGCTGTTGGCCTTGTTGCCGCCGAAGATCTGGCTGACGAACCCCTCGCCGCGCTGGAGCTCCTTGATCATGTCGGTTACGAAGTCCTGGATCGGCTTGGTGACGAACGTGTTGATCAGCATGTTCGTGATGAGCCGGTGGACCTCCTTGGCGAAGTTCCCGATCTCCAGCTTGCCTTCGACCAGGAAGTCCGTGACGTTCTCGGTGAACTTCTTGCCGAATCCCTCGACCGCGCGGATCAGCTCGTCGAACATCTCCTTCATCGGGTCGCCGGCGTCGCGAGCCTTCTCGAACTCCTTGGTGAGTTGCAGCATCTTCTTGCGCGTCGCATCGAGCGATAGGCCGTACTCGGTGTGCAGCTTCTGCACCTTCTCGATCTCGAAGAAGTAGTTGGCGACCGGATCGACGCTGCGCTCCATCGCTGCGGCGGCGTCGAACTGAGACGCGCGGAACTTGTTGTTCGCCTCGATCGACCGCTCTTTCTCCTCGTTCGCCTTCTTCTCCGCTTCCCTTACCGCTTCGGCCTGCTCCTTGTTGAACTTCATTACCTCGTGTAGCTGCGTCAGCGCAACGATCTCGCGGCGGTACGCTTCGGCGTTCGCGCCAGCGATCTTGCCTAGCTCGCCGTGCGTAACCTTCCACTCTGCGGCGGCGGACTCAGACATTCCGAACGTCGCGACCTGCTCCTCCAACCGCTCCTTCATCTGGCGGAGCGGCGCGAGCAGATCCTTTACCGCCTTGGTTTTTTCCTTGATCGTTCCGGTGAATCCAGAGGCAGCAGCACCTGCCGCAGCAGTAGCCTTCGGGAAGTCATTGGACATTAGACGACCGGCCTTCTCGAACGCGTCGCCCATCTCCAAGTTAATCTCGTCGCGCATGTCGCGCGCCGCGTCTTGAAGGCCCCGCACCGCGTCGATCGCACCGGAGATGCCACCGGCCGAGAACCCGCGCTTGATCGCACCTGGAAGTTCGGAGAAGAACCCCATGGTCGCGCCGAGCGTGCGCCCCAGCCCGACGAATGCACCCTGGATTCGGATCACCCACCCGCCCAGCCAGCGGAACGCCTCACCTATGTTCTGCGCAACGCCGACGACGCCTTCGCCCTCGCGCTTGGAGTCCAGGAACGAACGCACCAGGAACTCGAACGCTGGGGCAAGCTCTACCGTGATCTGGCGCCCAAGTGCCTCCATCGCGAGTTGCGCAAGGTTCAGCGTTTTCTTGAATGAGTCGAGCGCGGCTATCTGGTCGCCGGTCAGCTCCAAGCCGAAGTCGCGCAGCGCCTTCCTCGCCTCCTCGGTCGACCCGATGATCTGAACCATCGCCGCGCCGAGCCGGCGGCCAAACAACTCTGCGGCGACCTGACTCTTCTCCATCCCATCCGGCAGTTTCTGGATGGCAGCGAACGTCTGGTCTATTGCCTCCTGCGAGCTCTTGAACTTGGTTGGATCTAGCTGTAACTTGGCGAAAGCCTCCTGCGCCGACTTGCTTCCCTCGCGCGCGGCGATCACCTTCTGCGTGAGCTGGGTGAACGCCTGCTCGACTTTGGCTACGCTTTCGCCTTCCAACTTCGCGGCGGTAGTTAACTCCTGGATCGTCTTGATCGAGGCGCCGGTCGCCTCGGACATGTCCTTGATCGAATCAGCCCACTCCAGATTCGACCTCACCGCGCCGACGATGAAATCCTTGGCAGCACGGAACGCACCGACGATGCTCTGACCTATAACCGTGCCGATGGCTACGGCCGAAGTCGCCGTCCGCTCCATCGTCTGGTTCGTGTTCTTCAGCTCCTTGTCGAACTCCTTGGCGGCATCGGCGGACTGACGAAAGAACTTCGCAAACTCGACAGCGATCTCTCGCGCGTCTTTGCGCAGCCGCTCAACTGCGGCAACTACCTCGTTGTCGCCTGTAAGCCCTACAGATAGGCTAACGTCGTCCGCCATGCTTGGTCTTTCTCTTCTCGTCCGACAGCTCGCGCATCAGAAACCGCGCCTCCGCCATGGTCAGTTCATCAAGCTCCGCAGGCCCCCACCCGTACGCTCGCGCGAACACGTGGAGGATCTTCAGGTAGGGCGGTTCACCTCAGCCGGGTCGCCCTCCTTCTCGCCGAGCAACTTGAACACGGACATCAGCTGCTCGAGCGATAGCTCGTCGACGAACGCCTCGTCCTTCCCCGCGCGCTGGAGTATCCTGATAGCCACCTGAACCATCTGCTCGATGGTCGGCAGTTTCTCCGCGCTCGTGAACACGTCGAGCGTTACGCCGTGCTTCTCCAGCGCGCGCCAGTCCTTGACCTTCAGCGGCAGCGCGTTGGAGAAGTCCACTTCCTGCCCGTTCAGCATCATCTTCTTCGTCATTGTTGTGTAGGCCCTCCTTTCAGGCCGAGGTCAGATCAGGTACGTCGACTTGCAGTTGCTCAGAATCACCTTGATCGCGTTCAGCGAGCCAGGATGGACGAACCCCTTGCCCTCGAACGACGTGAGGATGCGCTCGCGCCCAGGAATGCCTAGCGGGTACGCGGTGTAGACGAAGCGCGGGATGTCGATCGTCATCTGGAACGACGCCGCCTTCGTCATCGAGATCGTCATCCGCTGCTCGGTCTGGTTCACGAAGTTCAGGTACTCGGTGACGTTCGTGAAGTCGATCGTGCCGCTGAAGTTCACCATCTGGTGGTCGGTGCGGCGCACCTTCGCGACGTACTGCGACAGGTTCAGCGCACCGAACCCCTCCAGGTTGTTCGAGATCGTCAGCTCGAGCGACTCGATCAGGGCCGTGCCGGCGCCGCCGATCGAGAGCGAGATGGTGTCGAACGCGAACGGCTTGGCCGGCGACGACGGGAACGTCGGCGTCGTCTTGGCGATCACGTCCGCGCCGCGGCCCACCACCGTCGCCTCGCACATCACCGGCCCGTTCGGCTCCATTGTGAGCGTCAGCTCGTTCACGCAGCACCCGGTGTAGCGGTGCGACGAGGTGACGTCGCGGAAGATCTCGAACGTGTACGGCTGGATCGGCACGTCGGACGAGAAGTCCGCCCCGCCGGAGGTCGTCACGAACTCGTGCGTGTAGAGCTGGTTCGTGACCACCGTGGTCTGCGTGTACGAGTGCAGCACGCCCTTGAGGAAGTGCCCGATCGCGATCGGGTGCGCCGCGAACTGCATCGACCCCTCGACGCGGTAAAGGCCGGTGGCGTCGTCCGGCTCCGACAGCGAGCCGATGATCGCCTTGTACGAGAAGCGGTCCAGCGCGAGCGAGATGTCCTCGCTCAACGCCTCGACGTAGTTGCCCGACGTGACCGCGACGCCGCTTCCCCAGCTCGTCTCGCGGGCGATACCGATGTGACCAGCGAAGCCATAGGCCATGGCCTAGCCCTCCGAAGATGTTGCGTTGACCACCACCACCAGCCGGATCTCCCCGACCGAGGCGAACCCTGCATTGTCGGGAAGCCTGCCGGTAGGCATCTCCCCGCCTTCTATCCACGACGTTTCCACAGCGCCAGGAGGCGCCCACTCCGTTCTGTCTCCGAGCAGCACCTCCTCCACGCGCGCCACCAGCTCGTCGCGCGCATATGCCGCAGCGAGCGGCCCTTCCATCGAGAACGTCCAGCACAGCAGCGTGTAGATCAAGTGGTAGTCCACGCGCCGCTTGTTCATGTACTGGTTCGGCGCCGGCTCGCGGCGCTCGAAGTAGATCGCCACGACCGGCTGCGACTCGTTCGCGATGATCACCTCGTTCTCGACCAGCACCGTGACGGAGTCCAGCTCCGCGTCGAGGTGCTCGCCGAGGCGCTTCTCGATCTCGACGTAGCTAACCTGGGCCATACTTCAGCACCTGCTTCGTGTGCTCATTCGCCGCCGCCTTGGCGATCTCCTTCGCCGTCGCCGCGCGCGGCAGGATCGGGCGGGCCGGGATGCCGGGGTGGCGCACGAACGGCGTGAACACGCGCCCCGCCGCCGTGACGAACGACAGCACCTTCGCCTGCACCGGACGGATGATGTACGGCCGCGTGCCGTAGTGGTGCCACGGAGCCTTCTCGTCGTTCGATCCGACCTGCACCCTGGCGCCGGGGATCACCTGGTAGTCGATGCTCTCCATCAGCGCGCCGGTGAGGAACAGCGGCCTGGAGTGCCCCTTCGCGGCGATCGTGTTCTTCGACAGCGGCTTCCACCCGCCGACCCCAGCGCCGCGCGTGGTGAAGAGCCGGCGGGAGAACCGCACCAGCCCCTCGCCGATCGCCTCCAGCATCGGCGTCGCCTTCACCGCGCCCTCGAGCTTCAGGAGCTTGCGCGACGCGCCGCGCGCGTCCACCGTCATGCGCAGGTTCATCGGCACGTCAGTCGCGGCTCCCTTCCAGGTCGTCCAGCTTGTCCTCGTCGATGACCGACAGGAGGTCGCCGTCCTCGCCGAACGTGGGAGTGTAGCCCTGCGTGCTCGACCACGCGATGTCCGACCCTGCGCTCGGAACGACGATCGTTCCGCCGGAGTCGACGAGCTGAATCTCGCCGTCCGCGAGTTGCTGCAACATCTCCATCGATTCCTTGTACCGATCCGGCCATTCTGACGAGTTCTGCTGCTCGCCGGAGAAGAACCGCCGCATCAGGCGGTACAGCGTCAGGTCGCAGCAGATCGTCGTGAGCAGCGGCGGAGCCGGCGTGATCGGAACCGTGTAGCGCCGCGACAGTAGCGCGTTGATGACAGAATCCGCGCGAACCGTCGCCGTGAAGATCTGAAGGCTCGTGATGGTCGAGATGCTGCCGACCTGCGGCAGCGTGTTGATGACCTCGACTACGGTCGCGTACGGCATGTCAGTAGTACTCCTGCTCGAACTTCTCCACCTTCTGCCTGACGTGGAACTGGACCGCCTTCATCAGGTCGTCGGAGTTTGCGAAGCGGTAGTACGAGGTGCCATTCACCTGCGGCTCCTTGTCGAGCTCGGCCTCGAACTGCCACGCCACATCGAATCCCTCGCCGAGCACCTTCAGCGCCTCGGAGTAGTACTGGATCGAGTCAGTGTTGGTGAAGCCCGGCTTGCCGAGGAAGTGCTTCTGGAACAGCTCGACCGTCTCGCGGCAGAGGCGGCGGATCTCGCCGTCCGCGCGCCCGCCGTTCTGACCGAGCGCGTAGCGGACGAGGTGGATGTTGTCTCGCATCAGCATGTGCTTCGACAGCAGCCGCTCGGGATTGCGCTCCTGGTCCATCTTGAGCAGCGGCCAGTTCCGCAGGAAGCGGCGCTGGCGCACGTCCTCGTTGAGGTAGCCGGTGTGCGCGATGTTGATGTCCGACAGCACCACGACCGGACCAGGCCCCTTGTTCATGCCGATCTCCGGGTGCTCGTGGATCGAGCCGAAGAACCGCATCGTCTCGCCGTTCAGCGGCCTGCGGCGGAACAGCCGCACCGGCATGTCCGGCTGGAACGTGGTGTCCACCGCGAAGTGATGCTGCCGCACGCCGTACCCGTGATAGCAGTTCTCGCGCAGGTACTTCCACATGTTCTGCACGCCGATCAGCCGCTCGTCGGTATCGATCCAGAAGAACCAGTCCATCCTCGCGCGCTCGAGGACGGCGTTCCTCGCCACGTCGAAGCCGTGCTCGCGCGGGTTAGGCGCGTCGAACACCTGGATCCGCTCCTTCCACCGCCACAGCGGGTTCTCGTGGTCGAGCATGTCGATCACGTCCCGCAGCGACTGCCCCATGCCTGTGTCGCCGATCAGGATCTCGTCGGCGACGTGGTAGATCGAGCGCAGGGTCCACGCGATCGTCTCCTCGCACCCTGGGCCTGCGATCAGTCCGGCGGTGACGGTCTGCCGCGGCTTGCAGAGCCAAGTCTATCGGCGCCGCCTGCGTTTCGTCCGTCTTGTACGAACCGATCCACCAGCCGAGCGGTTCGCCCGTGTTGACGCCGTCGCTGTTGTAGCTGGCGTCGATGTGGACCTCCGGCTTCTTGCCGAACATGTCGGTCATGTCATGGCGATCGAGGTGCCATAGGTGACAGCGGTTCTCGTAATTGTGGTACGAGTCGTACTCCCACGGGCCGAATGGCACGCTTAAATGGATGTATCCGCCAGGCTTCAACATCCTCTCGCACCTCCGCAACAGCACCCACGGCTCGGCGACGTGCTCTAGCGTCTCGTGTACCAGCACCAGGTCGGCGGATCCGAACAACGCGTCGTCCTGCGGGTTGTTCGCCAGCAGATCTACTACCTGGAACTCCACGCGGTCTTGCACCTTGAAGTGCTCCGCCCACGGCTTCGCCTGCTCGGTGACGTGGTAGTTAATGTCGAGCCCGAGCACGTTGATATGCGGCACCTGCTCCGCCAAGCGGATGCTGTATGCGCCGTGCGCGCAACCGTAGTCGATGACGGTCCTAATTTCCGGATGCCTCGCCAGGAACTGCCTGATGACCACGAATCGCTGCTCCATCAGTACCGACTCGTAAGCCGGTAGTCCGTAGCCGGTCTGGTCGATCTTTTCGTACTGCTTGCGGAATCCGTCCTCCTCATCGATGAACGCCCACGGCGCCACCAACGGTTCGACAGCCGCGCGCCGGTCGTCGTCCAACTCCTCGCGAATGATCTTCTTGGCTGCCACGATATCCGACATCCGCCAGAAGTGGCGCGCGACCGTTTCCGGATTGCCGGTCCGCGCGCGCAACTCGCGCTCGAACTCTGCTAACCAGTCCTTCGCCACGCCGGACCAGTCGAGGAGAGATGCGCGCTCGCGCCCGGCGGCGACCATCCGGCCGCGCAGCGCCTCGTCGTTGGTGGCCTGAAGGATGCGCTCCACCAGCGCGTCCGAGTCCGGTCGGCCGTCCGCGAG